GCTGAAACAGGCGGCGCTGCTGCTGCGCTGCGCGCCCGACACGCTCAAATCCTGGGAGGCCGGGCATCGGCCCATCCCGGACTGGGTGGTCTCGATGCTGGCGGCGCTGGAGCTGCGCGACGCGGTGCGGGCGCTGCTGGGCGCGCGGGCGGGGGTGGTAACCAAGACCTCCCTGGGCATCCTGCCGGCGCCTTACGAACTGGTGCGGGCCAGCGCCATCGCCGAGCTCGAGGCCGCGCTCAGCGCGATGGGCTGATGCGCCGCGAGGTCGTGCTGCCGTTCGCCCCTCGAGCGTGGCAGGTGCCGCTGCTGCACGATCCGGCCAAGCGCATCGTGGCCGTGGTCCACCGCCGCGCCGGCAAGAGCACCGCGCTGATGTGGCGCGGCCTGATGACGGCCCTGTCCACGCCCCGCCGCCGCCCGCCGCCGCGCGCCGTGCATGTGCTGCCCTACAGCGTGCAGTGGGACCGCACCGGCCTGTGGGACGAGGTGCGCGAAGCCGCGCGCAGCATCGCCGGCGCGAAGATCGAAGAAGTGAAGCGGCGCGTGGTGATGCCGAACGGCGGCATCTACCAGACCGGCGGCTTCGACAAGCCCGAGGGGTGGCGCGGCGGTTACGCCGACCAGATCGTGATCGACGAATACGACGACATCCTGGCCGATGGCTTGGTGGCGGTGGTCGAGCCGATGCTGGCCGACCATGACGGCGTGCAAATCCTGTCGGGCACGCCCAAGGGCAACGGCTCGCTGAAAAAGGCCTACGACAAGGCGGCCGGCAAGACGGACCACAGCCGCTATCTGCTGCGGTTTTCGGACACCGGCGTGCTGAGCGACGCCACCATCGCGCGCCAGCGGGACAGGATGACGCCCGAGGAGTTCGCCCAGGAGTTCGAGTGCAGCTGGGATGCGCCGAAGTCGGGCAGCTACTACGGCCAGCGGCTGCACGACGCGCAGGTGGGTGGCCGCATCACGCGCGTGCCCTACGACCCGAGCCTGCCGGTGTGGACCTCGTGGGATTTGGGCTTCGACGGCACGGCCATATGGTTCCTCCAGACGCCCTACGGCGGCTCGATCCGCGCGATCGGCTACTACGAGGACACCGACGAAAGCCTCGACCACTACGCGCGGCATGTGGTCGGGCGCGGGTATCAGTGGAAGCGCCACCTGCTGCCGCACGACGCGGTGAAGCGCGACTATCACAGCGAGAGCAAGCACACGATCGAGCAGACGCTGAACCGGCTCGAGGTGCGGCCGACGCGGGTGGTGCAGCGGGGCGGCGTCGAGAGCGGGATTAACGGCGTGATGATGCTGCTGCCGCGCATGCTGTTCGATGAGGTCGAGTGCGCCGCCGGCCTCACGGCGCTGCGGGCCTACGGCCGGGAGTGGAACGAGCGCATGGGCGTGTGGAAGGCCGCGCCGCGGCACGACTGGGCCAGCCACGGCGCCGACGCGCTCCGCACCTTCGCCGATGGCCACCGCGAGGAAAAGGGCGAGGGGCGCCGGGTGGTGGTCGAGGCGCATCATGACCCGCACGCGCGCTGAATTGGGTGCGCTGCACCCGTTCGGGCTGGAAGCGCTTGCCCGGCGCGCGCCGGGTCGCATAGGGCGACTGGAGCCGGACGCGGCGCTGCACATCGCGCAGCGGCTGCGGGCCTGGGATCGACGCGAGGTGTTTGCCCTGATGCCACGCCATGCGACCGCCGAACATGCCGCCGCCATCATGCTGGCCCCCTGCCTGGACGAGGTCCGCTGCGCCGTGCTGGCGCCGGACGGCGAGCCGGTGGCAGCCCTGGGTATGGCCTCGTTCTGGCCCGGCTGCTGGCAGGCCTGGCTGCTCGCCACCGATCGCTGGAGCGAGACGTGGCGCCTGGGCGTGCATGCCGTGCGCGCAGTCCTGGCCGACGCCGAGGCCCGCGGGATGCGCCGCGCCGAGTGTCGCAGCATGGCCGGGCACGACGACGCGCACGCGCTGCTGCGCTGGCTGGGCTTCGCGCCCGAGGGGTTGCACCCCGGCATGGGCCGCGACGGCGAGGCCTTCATCACCTTCGCGCGGGTGGCCGCCTGATGTGCAACAAGGCGATCTTCGGCGGGCTGGCCGCGCTGTTCGGCATCCGGGCGCCCAAGGCGCCGACCCCGCCGCCCGCGCCGACCGAGGACACCGCCGGCGTGCAGGCTGCCGCCGAGGCCGAGCGCAAGCGGCAGCGCCTGGCCGCCGGCCGGCAGGGCACCATCCTGTCCGGCGGCATGCTGGACCAGCCCAACCCCGCCGCCCCCAAGGCGCTGCTCGGCGCATGATGCTTACCGGCCGCGATGTCTGCCGCCTGTATGACCAGATGAAGGGCGACCGCAGCACGCTCGACAGCCACCTGCAGGACGTGGCCGAAATCTTCAAGCCCATGCGCGCCGATCTGCTGCGCCAGACCGCCCGCACGATGGGCGAAAAGCGCATGACCCGCGTGTTCGACAGCGCGCAGATTTACGCCGCCGACCAGCTCGCCGCCGGCCTGTGGTCGGGCGCGACCTCGAGCGCCGATCGCTGGTTCCAGCTGGCGCACCCCGACCCCGAGCTCGATCAGCTGTATCCGGTGCGGGCATGGATGGGCGAGGTGGAAAGCCGCAAGGCGGCGGTGTTCGCCTCGGGCGGCAATCGGTTCTATTCGCAGGTGCTCGACTACTTCGGCGACCTCGTGGTGATGGGCACCGCGATCATGTATGTGGACGAGGACGTGGCCGGGCGCCGCGTGCATTTCGACACGCGCCCGATCCATGAGTGCTGGATCGCCGAGAACAACCGGCGCGTGGTCGACACGCTGGTGCGCCGTTTCGAGTGGACCGCGGCGCAGATTTTCCAGGAATACAAGACCGACACGCCGGACGTGGTGATGCGCAGCATCCGCGCCGGCCAGGAACAGCAGCGCTTCAGCATTTTGCACGCGGTGCTGCCAAACGAGGTCTACCAGCCGAACATGCTGGGCCCGCGCGGCAAACGGTTCGTCTCCATGCACGTCCTGGCCGAGGGCGAAAAGGTCATGCGCACGGGGGGCTTCGAAGAGTTCCCCTACATGGTCACGCGCTGGGGCACGCTGAGCGGGTTCGCCTATGGCGACAGCCCGGCGATGATGGCGCTGCCGGACGCAAAGCAGTTGCAGGTGCAGGAGCGCACGCTGGCCCAGGCGGCCGAGCGGGCAGCCGCGCCGCCGCTGCTGGCCGCCGACGAGGACGCCTTCAGCACGGTGCGGATCGTGCCCAACGGCATCACCTACGGCGGTATCGACGGGCAAGGCCGCGAGCTGATCAAGCCGCTGGCTTCGGGCGCCTCGTTCCAGCTCGACATTGCGATGAGCGAACAGAAGCGGGCGCAGATCAAGGATGCGTTCTTCGGCTCGCTGCTGATGATGATGCCGACGCCCGGCGCCACGGCCACCGAGGTGATCGCGCGGCAGGAGGAGAAGGTGCGGCTGCTCGGCCCGCACCTGGGCCGCGTGCAAAGCGAACTGCTGGACCCGCTGATCGCGCGCATCTTCCGCATCATGCAGCGCGCGAATGCGCTGCCGCCGCTGCCGCCGGAACTGGCCGACGATCCGCGGTTCGCCGTGACCTATGTTTCGCCGCTGGCGCGGGCGCAGCGCAGTTCGCGGGCCGGCAGCGTGGTGCGCGGCGTCCAGCAGGTGCTGACGCTGGCCCAGGCCGACCCGACCGTGCTGGACGTGGTCGACATGGACGAGGTGGTGCGCACGATCTTCGACGCCGAGGGCGCGCCGGCCGAGGTGCTGCGCGACCCGCGCGACGTGGCAAAGATACGGGCGGATCGCCAGCAGGCGCAGCAGGGCGCGGCCATGTCGGCTGATGCGCCCGGCCAGGCTAAGGCGATGCTCGACATGGCCAAGGCGCAGCAGGTGGCCGAGGGGCTGGCGGCATGAGCGACGAGCAGCAGCTTTCGCCGCGCGATGAGCTGGGCCGGATCGTGGCGCAGCTGCTGGACCCGGCCGACCCCAAAGCGCAGCGGCTGTGGGACCACCTTTCGAAATTCTGCCATTTCGGCGACGCGCTGCCGCTGGACCCGCAGGCGATGCAGCGGGCCGAGGGCCGGCGCGAGGTGTTTCTGGAACTGATGAAGCTGGCGGCCCGGCCGCTGCGCATGGTGAAGGGGTAGACGATGCCAACGCGGAACTTTGTGGCCAACCTTGTCGGCAATCGCGCGGTCCTGGTGACGTGGACCGGCTTGCTGAACGGCGACGACGGCGCGCCCTTCGAGGCGGCCGACTTCGACCACGACACCTTGCAGGCCACCGGCACCTTCGGCACCGGCGGCTCGATCACCATGCAGGGGTCGAACGACGGCACCAACTGGGTGACGCTGACCGATGAAGCGAACGCGGCGCTGACCTTCACCGCTGCGGGTGGCGATCGGGCGGTGCAGAACTTCCGGTTCGTGCGGCCGATCGTGACCGCCGGCGATGGCACCACCTCGCTGGTGGCCACGGCACTGCTGCTCGGGTGGCGCCGGTAGACCGCCGCCGCCGCAGCCTAACCCCACCCCAACGCACGAGCACCCCATGACCGAAGCCACGACCCCCGAAGCCACGACCCCCGCCCCGGCCGCCACGCCAGCGCCCGCCGCAGCACCAGCAGCAGCAGCAGCACCAGCAGCAGCAGCAGCG